GCCCTTCCTACCCAGGAAGGCTCCCCATTTGCCACTGCTGGCCCTACTAAGCAAAGGTACAGATTCATTTCTTTATCTCTGCACCTGCTACGAACCTCATTTCCTAGCCCGTTCCCGGAACTCAGGGAACTGAACCCTCTGCCAGAGGGACGGAGAAATGATTCTATCGGTGCCTCAAGCGGGCATCGTGTTCTTAGCTCTTCGGGTAACACCGCAACAGCAGCAAACGGTTAATCATACACGGAGACTTTGTAAGCCCACCGAAGTGGTTAACCCGGCGACGACAAGTAAAGTCGACCACCCTGTACTGGCTGGACCAGACACGTATATGAAGGGCGCCCCATCCTGGGCCCCGCGACGCCGTAAACGGCAAGGGCACCATGACTGCTCTGTTTGCTCAAGTCGGGCATGCAAGCCGTCTGAAAGCCTCCAGGGCACAAAGCCTCCCCAAGTACCTCTCCGATTCATACTCAGTCGGAACCAAATACGAAAGGGAGCGTCCATTTCCCGGAACGACGGGCGAGCGTAACTGTCCGACAAAAGACAGTGAGCTCCAAATAGGTATCTTTCGATACCTATAACTCCGACGTAATTCGCCTATGGAAGGCGAAAAAACGTCTCTCTTCCTTCCTCCATCCCTCCCCCAGGTCCAAAAGAAGTCCGCGAGGGCTTCTTTTTCATCTGGATCAGCAATTCCCATAACCCACTCCAACTGAGGGTTGCACTTTAGCTGGTCTAAAGTAGGGAGCTTGCTAAAAGTCCGAGTCTTCCTCATAGTAGTCTCGCGTCGCCAGGCGACGCGACTCCTACGAGTAAGCTCGAGCTGGGAGGGGAGGAGTCCCCACTTACGTCCTATGCGTGATCTGACAAAGGCGTCAGTCCACACCACCGAATGACGGACCGCTGCTGCAGCATGCATCAGCCCGTCATAGGACGTAATAAACCCGCCTCTCCTAAGGTGCTTGACCTCTCGCCAAGCGCCCCTCCTGCTCCTTAGAAACGCTGTGGAGTTGACCTCCACAACGTTCTCAGATCGAATTGTCTTCTGGTCATTCAGGCAGTACCCAGAAGGGTACTGATGGGCCTGAACTGGAAGGTCAGACGAGATGACGCAGTCATCTCCGTTAACCAGAATTCGATGATCCCCACAGCCTCTTACTGCCCATCGGGCAGCCAGATAACTGTGGAGACAAAGGAGGGGGAAAGAAAGGTAGGATCCCATCATCTGTCCATGACGGACGATCTTCCCATCCACCACAGGGTGAAGGGACTCGTAAGCCAGCTTACGAACAGATCGCGGTAATTTGGTTGAACCAAAAAACAGCGAATCTAAGATCACCTCTGTCGAACGAAGCGACAGACCGTCAGTGGCGTTAACCAAATCTACAGAAGTTTGGAAACGTCCGACACAGACAGATTCCATCTTTTCCGCCGTCGGAGGACCGACAAGGAGCCAATCTGTGGTTCTGGCAAGATGCTTGTAAAGCATCTTGTGCAGAGGGGCCAAGATATCGTTCCACTCATCATAAATGAGGAGTGGACGTACTTTCCCTGCGGAAAGTACCTCCTTGTACCTGCCCTGGGGATACGGCAACGCCGTGTCCTCAGTACAGCTACGGCGGAACTCTTCTCTCCTACCGGCCCAAAGCCGGTCAGCACGCTCTCGATTGAATCGAGAAGTGCTGTTGGGTAGATGATTCTTGACGAAAGAATCATACTGCCTATCCCAACAGGAGGGGAAGAGTCGGGTAACCTCAGCCTTAATAAAGGCTAAGTACTCGGAAGATGGAGGAGGGGGGGAAGAGAAGGCGTTCGATTCCCACTTCGAACGCCCGGAGGGCACGTGGAGCCGGCAACCCGATGGCAGGTTGCGTTTGATCGAATTCACGCTGTGAGCGAACTCCCAACGCGAATGGCGACTCAATCGTTTGAGGGTGATCAGCCCTTCCTCGTCACGCCGGCCGTGAACGCGAGGAAAAATCACAGAGGCACGTACCTTGCCCTGCAATAAAAGGTACTGGAGATAACTGCCAAGACGATCTACATCAAGATCCGGTAATTCGACGTATGGAATTCCATACCGAATCCGAATGAACTGTAGACCGTTATGAACAGT